ATGATGAGTGTGATTCGTTAGGTAGAGTCAATTTGTGACACGAAAAACAATATGTGTGTTCATCGGAATAGACAGCGAGTGCATCACTACTGCCACAATCTGGGCAAGAATCGTGATGCAGAAACTCGCTATCACTTTCTAAATTAGCCATTCAATAGGTATCTCCTGGAATGACGTCCAAAGTATATCATGGCGGTCGCACCATTGTGCGTACGTTGTCTTAGATTTTTTACTTATTTTATTGTATGGGGTCTGGAAGACCATGCGGATATCAAGCTCGGGATTCTGCTTCTTTACATTCTTGACTTTACGCCTGTCTTCAGGATCCCAATAGCCTTTACACTCCAGAAAAACGCCATTAGGAAGGAGAAAATCAGGAGTGTAGTTATGCTGAATAACATAGGGCACTTTGGTGCTTTCGTATTCATAAGAGACACCAAGGTTACATAGTAGATCAGCGACCCGTTCTTCTAAACCGGATCGAAAAGCCATCAGTCATCCATGTGCTTTTCAATAATAGCCTCAACAACTTCAGTTACAGCACGAGACATCTCGTACTTGAAATCATTCTTATCAGCTTTGTATCGGGTGACGCAGATAGGAGGCAGCTGGATGTCAAGCGTACCTTTGTACACACCCGTGATCTCATCTTTGGAGACCGTGTATTGGAAATCAGAAGTCATCGTCAACGGTGGCAGTTTCAGTGGAGGGTTCAACAGAGTCGGCTTTGAAGCCTTCAACTTTGCCAAACAGGTTGGATACATCGCCGTCGGCTGATTCAGATGACACACCTGCCTCAGCACCAAGCTCAATAACTTGCACTCCTAGGAGCTTCAGAGAGCTTCCGTAGGTCACACCATCCTTGAGCACATATGGCTTCTGATAGAGGGCTAGACGGACCTTAGAGCCACCGTAGAGAGGCAAGTCAGGGTTAGTCACCGCTGTACCTTCGCTGTCTACGATGCCAGGCTTGTTGTCTTCACCCCAGCTAAATTTAATTTTATAACGTCCTTGGGCTACTTCTTCCCATGGCTCAGGCTTCAGTACCGAGCGCTTTGGGTTTTTAACTTTCGACAATCCCCACTCAAGGAGTCGGGCACGATCTTCATCAAGTCGATCGATGATGTCGCTTTCAACAATTGCAGACAGGTTGTAGCCATACTTACCTGGTTGCAGAACAGCCTGAAAACCATCAAGAGTGACGGTCTCAGTCATAACAATGTCATCCTTTTTAGGACCGGCCATGTTTAACAAAAGAAATAGGTAGAGTTTGTGACATCCTCAGGTCTGAGGGTGCCGATGATGGGCGGTTCAGATGTAGCTCCGATTTGTTCCGCCCATGATTTTAGATAGTTGTTCTCGGCAAACAAATGCATGTATACCTTTCGGACAATGCTCGATAGATTATCCATGTCGCTAGCACGGCATAAAACCGAGTCGTGAATGACGGCCAGCGGTGCGTCGAAGCGTATTGCAGATAGGTGTAATAGTGAGGCATCCAGTGAATGAATTAGATTGGGCGCTGTGGCATTCTTATGATGTCGCAAGTCTACTTTATCTGAATCACCAATGGCTGTCGTTACTTTCTGAACTGATCCTAACAACTTCAATTCAATTCGTACTTTGTTTTGTTTCATCAGTTTTTGATGAACGACAAACCCAGAAGGTGTGACCCACTGTAGATGTTCTTTACCGCCTTTAATAGCTTTAGTAACTTCAGCTTCAATCCATTTCATTACTGCCATTGGACCTGGTACGATGACATCCATTGCAGCTCGTACGGCAGAAACGGTGAGTGTGAGATCGTCTTTATCAATCTCTACACCCTTATCTTTAAGTGCTTCACGAATGTAGCCACGGTTGGAATGAGGCTTTGCATTGTAAGGCACGGTCATCACTACTCTTTTGACCGTTTTCCTGTCCATATACGGCTGTATACTTTCAGGACAGTTGGGAGTAGCTTCCTTAGCGACAACCTTGTATGCGTCTTGTGGTTTATCACCTGGGACAACATTAACTAGGGTAGCTGTATCTTTGTCGAGTGCGAGTCCTGCGAGGATTTGTAACCCTGAGCAGGTTGCATCGACAGCAATAGGTAAAGACGTGTGAGTTCTACTGAAGGCTATCATAATAGCATAGTATTCCTCACATGCAGCCAAGAAACACCAAGGCTCCTCAGCTGCTTCCCATTCTGAGATGTTACCAATAGGATCTGTTGCTATTCTTTCTATTAGTTGTTCGTTAGCAACTGCCCATGCGTGTCTCTCAGACAATGGAGCTTTATCTAATCCATTACCGTAGGTTGTTGCAACTTGAAACTTGAGCCAACGCTCAGCCTCAACTGTCACAAAGCAACTATCAGCAAATCTTATTAGTGACTTAGAGAAGTCACAACCTTGTGGTGTTAGAAATGAGGGGATTGCGTATGCACGACCACGGTAGTCAAACGACCAGGGTAGATAGAATCTGTCAACATTTAGAAATCGTTGTACTAGTTCCATAGTCATGCGGGTTCGACAACTTTCTTTGAACACTGCTGCGTTCTTATTCATTGCCTCTGCCGCAGCTCGTTTGTAAGCTTGACGCGACTCATCATTCTCTGCTATGTCCACTGGTTTGGGTGGTAGTGGTGTTTCATAGACAGGAATGAACTTCCCTACTTTTATTCCCCTCTCTTCCAGGGTACGAGCAACCGACACAATAAACGGATTTAGTGTGTATGCAACTGATTGAATCCGGTTCAAAAAGGCTAGCGGTTTCTCTCCCTGTATTAGGGACGGATTGCCTCTCCTAACCAAATCATTACCGTGCATTAACTCGTTCATGAGGTATCCACCGGCTGCATCATTTGACCATGGTTTAGGTGGAATCAACATTGGCCATGCCATTGGTGCCATTAGTTCTGCAGACGCCATTATATCGTCTTTAACGTCCATGAAAGCAGCACTAGGTACAATATGGGTGTGTGTCTTCTTACCTAGCCTTTCCAGGCGTTTCTCGAACCATCCAGAGCACTCCATGATGCAGTCTAACAACCAGCCACCCAACTTAACACAGACAGCATCATCCCATCGTTTCCATCTGATGTCGTGCCTGTTCATCAGGGTACGCATGATTGTCACCTTCTGTTGTGTGCCACATGCTTTGTGCCAGTAGTTTTTCTTCAGTGTATTCAACAACCCTGGCGCAGTTGTTTCATAGAACCTGATCTGACACTCTTGTTCTACTGCTTTACCAATAGACTTGCATACATTCTGCACCTTACTAGCATCTTCCTTGAATGAAAATACTTTATCGAAGGTTAGTTTAAGTGCAATAGCAGCACAAGTGTCAGCATCAACATCAGCAAGATAGTGGGCTATCTCTTTGAAAGCAACTCCATTCTTTCTTGCATGGATCCTATCTGTTGTTGAGTTAATGCGTTCGACAACTCTAGGCAACAGACAGTCAATGCTAGCAACACCATAAATACTGGCACTGGCATAATCTTTGGATTCAACACTGTAGGTTTGTTTGTGTAATCGTGATTTACCTTGTTTGATTGCATCACGCTCTAAAGCGTATTGCTGCTCAATAAGTTCCTCACTTATCATCGGCAAGCTGCTCCTGTATGAGTTGAATCAGCTCATCACGATGAGTGTGACCAAGAATCTCTTGGCACAACATCTCAGCTTTCTCCGAGATCTTCATCCTCTGGGATAAGCTCAGCTCTGAGTAAGGTGATTTCTTCATCGTCTGCGATAGTGATTTCATTGTCAGGGTTTTGCATGGTTTTCTTAATGAAAGCATTGGCTGCTTTAGCTTGCTTGTAAGAATACTCTTTTACTTTACCAGTTTTGGTGTTGTGTACACGGATGACACAGAGGTGTTCCTCTGGGATGTGCCATCCATGCACTCTCCACTCTACGAACTCTTCAAACGGAAGTGACTTAAACACTTCAGCGGGAGCTGCTGCAATATACTCCCAGTTGTTGGGAAAGTAAGGCTTCTTACTGTTCATAACCGTAGGTAACGTTGATTAGTTCTGATTGGTACAAGGTGGCGTACTCTTGAGCCTTCCAGGCTGCATCCTCTTCATTCTCCGCGAGGAATGATACAGGATCACCCTCGCGAAGTGTAGCTGTGTAGATGTGTTGTTTGATCATGCTCATAGGTAAGCGGCTGCGTCCTCAATGTTTTCCATTTGGATGAAGTTTTCTCCATCCTCAGCATACAAATCAAGTAGCTCTGCGAACTCATCACAAAGATCAGAATGAGTTAGCATCTCGAAGTCACGACGTGTGTCCTCTTCAGGTTCTTCCTCATGAAATAGATTGATGTAACTGTCAAGCAACCAGTCTTTGAATTTCATTTGTTGTTAAAGTTGATGAGATCTTGGTTAATTTTGTTAGCTTTTCGGCGTTGAAAATAGAACAGAATTGCTTTGATCATTTGTTGTTGTAATAACGTTGGGTGATAGAGTTGGCACGAAGCCAGATGATGAGTGTGGACATGATGCCAATCATGC